GCGCCGAAGACCTCGGTCGCCTTGGTAGCCTCCTCGAGACCAAGTTCCTTTTTGGTCGCTTCGGCCCAGTCGTCGATAACGCCTTTCACGGCATTTCTGACATTGATCCATGCGGCTTCAAGGTTGCCGACTGCTAAAGCTTGTTCGTGAATCTTGGCGATGATCTGGTCTTCGAGGGTGAGAATCGGTTTGCCGGCTTCTTCAGGAAGCACTTCTTCAGGCTTGATGCGCTGCTTGGCGAGATCTTCGGTGAATACCTTGGCGGCGGCTTCGCCCCATTTCTTCGTTTCTTCTGTTACCTTTTTGGTATCTTCGATGATTTTGTCTGTCTCATCGAGAATCGTTTTACTGACATCCTTGAAGTTCTTCTCAAGAGCTTTATTGGCGTTGATTTCCTCCTCGTAGCGCTTGTCCAGCTGGACCTTGCGTTTTTCCTCAAGCGCCTCAAGTGCGTCCTCCTTCTGGTTGGCAAGGAGTTTTGATTCATTGATCCGCTTCTTTTCGGCCTCATAAGCGCGATCTTCAAAATCCTGGAGGTCTTTTTGAGCCTTGAGTCGTGTTTCGTAAGCTCGATTGATATTTGAAGTTGCAACGGCGACATACTGCGATGACTCGATCTGACGATTACGGAACAGCAGCGCATAGCGTTCTTCGGCTTCGGCGAGAGCGGAATCCGATCGCTCGACCTCTTGGTCCTGTGCACGTCGTTGGTCGGCCAGTTCGCGTTCGGCTCGATTGGCCTCGAGTTCCGTTTCAGTCAGATCTTCGCGAGCTTTTTTGGCTTTCTTGTGAGCCTTCGCGTGTTCCTCACCGTAGAGCTTCCACGCTGCTGCGCCTTCGATGATCGGCTTGCCCTGCACCTGGCGAATGTCGGGCGCTTCCGGAATGGCGCGTTCGAAGCCGATTTTCTGACCCTTGATGAACTCGAGGATGCGCAGGAAGTTCTCGGCCGCCGTCAGCCAGGGAATGAAGAAGTGCAATTGAGCCTGGATATAAAAACTGACAGCGTTTATTCCCTTGCCGAGTTCAGGCATCAAATCCTTGATGATAGTAATGTCCTGGATGAGCGGCTTGAGCGCCTGAATCTCGAGACCTTCAAGGCTCGTATGAATATCGGCGATCAGTTCATTGACGCGGTGTCCCTGAACAATCGTCTCGTTATCGAGTGTCTCGCCGAGATTCCTGGCATGATCGGCGGCCTTCCCGAATCCGCCCTCAAGCTGCTCAAGAAGCGGAATCAACTGGCCTGTGCCGCGCCCGAATGCCTGAAGTAAAAGCGCATTCCGCTCGGCTGATGGCCCCATGCGATTGAAAGTATCAAGAAACGTTTCAAGCGCAGCCTTCGGATCACGGTTTAATGCTTCAGCGGTCACGCCGAAATGCGCGAGCGCTTCGGCTGCTTTGCCACCTGCCTCGGCACCGCGCTCCATGCGAAGGAGCGCCTGCGTGAAAGTATCGATGCTCGTGCCTGTGGCCGCAGCAGCATTCTGAACACCAAGCAATTCCTGCGCAGTCAGACCGGTTTCAAGCGAGAGATTCCGCATGTGATTGGCAAGTTCGACAACGTTGCCAACGAGGCCTCCAATAACGCCAAGCGTGCCGGCGAGAGCCGTAAGCGCCGCGCCTGCTGCAAGACCGTAGGGACCGATCTGTGAGAGCACGGTGCCAATGCGAACAAGCGCCTGCGTCGGCGCGCCGCCCATTGCGGCAAACTGGCCGGCCATGGCCTGCACCTGGTTGCCCATCTGCTGGAAACTCGCGGTTGATTTCTCTATTGCCGGCGCAAGTTGCTTTTGTGCATTTGTGACGTCTGCTGTTTTTTGAGCAATGCTCTCAAGCGCGGGAATCGCTTCAAGGCCGGTCGCGCCAAACGTTCTCATTATTTCGCGGTTGCGCTCGCCTTCGGTCGCCATCTCGCGCATGCGCTCAACGACCGCGGTGATTTCGGAAGGCAACACGCCGAGGCTTGTGGCTAGTTTACGGATCTCGGCATCAAGCGAGCTGGTGTCCTGCATGAGACGCTTGAATTCGGCATCCGCGCCCTGGTCGTCGGCGTCTATTTTGAAAAGCAGATTTAATGCGCCAGCCGGCATCGGTTATTTCTCGAAGCGTTCGCTTATTTCCTGGTTTTGCTTGAATTCGACGAGGACGAGATGCTCGAGCGCGGCAGCGTCGAGTGCGAAGGCGATGGATTCATCGGCGATGCCGAGCAGTGTGCTTGGGCGTGTTCCAAAACGCTCGGCCATTTTGGCAACGAAAAACAGGTTTCGACCCTCGCTAGAACGTACGAAACTGCTGCACATCACTGACATCGATGTGCATTGCATCCCCTCCCTCTTTGATGGCCGTCGTTGGGACGGGAATGCCGGGCGAGCCTTTGGCGATGAAGTCCCAAATAGCCTGCTGATCCTCGGCCGATAAATAGGTCGGATCGAGTTCATCTTTTTCGGGATCGCCATTTTCGACAAGGCGTGGTGAAACGCAGGCCCATTTGACCATCTCGCGAAAGGCAAAGACCCATGCCCGTCGTTGATCGCCGTTGGCCGTCTCGGGATCGGAAACCTGGGCAAGTTTCCAAGCTTCGCGCACATCGGCGGAAAAATAAGGCGGTAAGCATCCAGCCATCGCCCATTGCTGGATTGCCGGACGACGAAGAACCACCAGAAATCCCGAAGGTAGCGTATATTCAACAGTCGGGATCGTGATTTGCTTTGAAATGTATTCCTCGGCTCGAGTCGGCATGCCTTTTCCTCATCATGTCAGATAAAAGACTTGTCCCAATTGATCACCAAGCGGGCGCGAAGAGACGGGTTGCGCCTCGAATTTGAATGTCGTTTCTGCTGCTGCCTTGCGCGTCAGATTGAAGACGAATGCATCGACATTCATCGCGCTATAAATCATTGCAGAGACATACTTTGCATCATTTGGGGGGCGTGGCTGTCCGATAAGCAGCACTGATGGGAGATTCGCCGTCGGCACGTTGACAAGACCGCCAACGGTATAGAGTGTTCCGGCGGGTGTTGTCGTCGTCGACATCACCATGTTCGGCAGAAAGCTCTCAATCACGGCTGGATCAAAGAGTTGCATGAGCGTCCCGTCGATCGTCACGGTCTCAACGTTGACCTGTTGCCATAGCGGCGCTTTCGATTCGTCGGCTTCGATCGGTGTCAGCGTGAAGCCGGATGAGAATTTCGAGCCGTCCTTCGTATAGCCAACGAGTGTCGCGCCTGTAACCGCAGGCGGCGTATTCGGCGGGATTGGTGCAGTAATCGTCGGCGGCTGGCCTGTTGCAGGAATAGTCGCGCTGAGATATAGCCAACCGGGGCCGATCATGACTTTCGATGCGTCGCGGCCGCCTGGTGGGGCGACAAAGGGCATTATTCCCGATGACATCAGATTATCCCCCTTACAGTTTCGAAATAGCTGATCTTGATGCTCAGCTCGGCGATATGTTCGTACTGCTGATTGGCATTGCGTCTCTGGAACTGAGCGTAATTATGGCGCCCGGCCTCGAGCACGCAGGGTCCGTAATTGGCAACCGGGACGCCCTCGAGAAGGTCAGGCCATTTAGCCTCACGGATGATTGAATCAACGGCATTGACCCGGATAAACAGTTCATCGGCGAGGCGATCGGGATCGTTCCCATTGACGCCGATGAGGATCGCGATATTGTGAGTCTCGTTGATGTAGGCGCCGTCATCGCTTCCCTCGACATCACTCGTATCTGCAAGCACCAGGCAAAAAGGAAAGCGTGGCTCGACGTGTTGAGCCGTGCCGAACCACGCAAAATTGGACAGCTGTATCGGAGCACCTGCCCATGCCAGTGATGCTGGAGCATCGCGTTCCAAAACGGCTCGCAAATTCTTCACTAGCGGCCGCACAAACTGAGCTGGAATTTTCGGTTGCCACGGCATTTACTTCTTCACTTCAAAGCCTTCATCGCCCGCAAACTTGCCAAGCTCATCAGTAACGACATCAAGCATTCGCTGGATGGTCGCGTCATCGATGATGATTGGCGGACGCGCCGGCATCCGCGAGGTGCCCGTCTGGTGGAACTGCGCATAAGGCACCGACGTCCCGACGGCGAAATTCTTCGGCCGCATATCGAGCACTGAAAAAGGCGATGTCTGATTCGTCAGCGAGACGGCCATCTCGGTCGTCCGCTGAAGCAGCGGATAGCCAGGAAAATGCACCTGCTTCCAGCGCCTGTATTTCTCTGAGAGCTGCACCCAATTGCCTTCACCTTGCGTGTCAAACAATTGCCTTTCCCGTTTATAGAAAATCTGCGCGACTCGAGGCCAGACAGGCGTCAGATCGCCGATGCGCCTCGAGAGGTCGGTGAATGCCTTGCTCAACTGCTCGGTTCCCTGGATTTCAATTCTTATCGGCATCAATAACTCGCATATCCCGTGATCGGCTGGCAGCGCAATCTGATGACTGCCGGCGACCCGATTGCCGGATCGACTGCACGTTTCTCATACCGCGTCTGTCCGATGAGGACGCCTGTGCATTGCTTTGCCCAGTTGTCGAGGTCGGCTGACCAGACGGCGAGTACCTGGTATTCCTCAACGGCGCCGCCGAAGGTTTCCGCAACGACCTCATCCGCTATCCAGCCGGCATCGATCGAGCCGAGCTGGGTATAGCTGCCGTCAAGCTGACGTTGTTCGAAGACCAGAACTTCGGGCAGTCCCTTGAGCGTGCGCCGCATATCAAAGTTGATTCCGCAGATCTCGGTCTGCATATCAGGCTGCACGATAAGGATGCGAATCCTTTGCCAATTGCCGGCAATGGGTAAATAGCTGCTGCATCTGATAGGACTGGCCGGCAGACGATTGCTGGACGAGCGTCGCCGCGCGATCAGCTTTCAAAAGCCATCCTGCCGAGATAGCTGAATCAACGTCATAGAGCTGCTCGATCGGCCCGATAGTCTGCCAGGTGACGCCGCCATCCGTGACCGTTGCCCACGACATCGAGCAGCAGCCGTAAGCCTGAGCGGGATTGCCTGACCATCCGCACCCATAAGCCCAGTCAGGCCACGTCGGCCAAAGCGGTGCCGTAGCGCCTGATGTCCCGCCCTCGACCGCGCGATAAGCCATTAACGAGAACAGATCCGCAACAACCTCGGCGCCAGCCGTGTAAACCATTGATGGCTGCCAGATAGCGGCAACGGCGGCATCAGCCAGAAGCGCATCGAGATCGCCCGTCGAAAGCTCAGGCGGTGAGCAGGCATCGGTATTGAGCGCAAGCTGCTCGCGCAATTGCTGATAGATTTGCTCGGGATCAGTTATCACTGTTTTGCGTGACGCACTTTTGCGTCATTCCTGCTTTCGGCTGCGATGGTGAACGGCTTTGTTATGTGGCGCTTCTTCGATGGCTTTGGCTTCCGGGATGCGATTGAAGACATCTGGATCAAGGCGATCGCCTGCTATGCAAAGCAGGTAACGAGCGCGCGGGTCGCCATCCTTGACGCGCTCGCCATCTTCGGTGAGCCACCAGCGTTCTTCTGCAAAAACATCCATAAACAATTCCATAATTTCTACGGCCAGGGCGTCTTGAGCTGGACGATGCAGAATGCCTGCGGCCGGGTGATGGCCAAAAACCCTCGCATCTCACAGACAATCGTCTGCTGGTTCTTCAGGATGTCGTCGTTCTTCAATCCGACGATGAATGTCACGCCCATTCGCTGGTAGAACGTAGCGCGGCGGAAATCGCCGACGAGCGCCGTGCCGAGAGCAATGTTGGGATCCTGGACGACTGGCAGGCCGAAGATATTTGGAACGCCGATTTCATAAGGCGCGCCGAAGTAATAGACGCCCGTCGTTGATGCCTTCGATATCCGCATCGTCCACCAGTCGGTGGGATTCACGACGATGGCATTCGGCACGCCTGCGCCCGTCGACATCACGGCCTGGATGCCCTTGGCAATCTGATCCGGGAAAAGCGTGCCCGCGGTAAAGGCTCCGGCATTCTGGACGCCCGCGAAATTGAGGATGCCTCGAGGCTGCGGTGTTGTGCCCGTGCCATTCAATAGAACCCAGTCAAGCCGGTATTCGAGCGATGTTCTGAGATCAAAATCGATGGCCGCACGAAGGCTGGGCAGATCATCGAGCGCCATCAGGGTCACGGTAGTCCAGTCGGCAATCAGTTCGCAAACACCGTCAACGGCAGTCCAGCGCGGTTGTATCTCAGGCTTCGACGCACCCTCAGCGATGAACGCTGTGCCTTCCGGCGAGATGGGAATCGTGGCCTGGTAATAGCGCAGGCCAGGTAATGGGATATTGACGACGTTAATGAGTGGAATGACATTTGCAGGCGGCCAGTAATGCGGAATGATCGTGGTATCGGTCATCCTCGGCGCAAACTGTGTCTGCATGATAGGATCGCCTGCAGCCTTGGCATTCAGTCCGCCATGCCCGCTCGCAAGAGCAAATCCGCCGGTAATTTCGGCTCTGATATTGCGGAAGTCGCCTGAGCGCGCCGCCTGCTTCAGCTCATAAGACGCAACGAATTCCTCGAACCAAGTCTTGTCCGGCGGCTTCTGCAAATGGCCGAACTTGCGCTCATAGTCAAATTCATCATCGACACTCGCTGACTTCGCCTCAGTCGCGCCTGTGTTGATCGTCTTTACCGGCTGGCGTTCCTGCTTCTTGCGTTCCGCCTGCGCGCGCTCGAGTGCCACGGCTGAGGCTTCTTTCTTCTCAAGCGCCTCAAGTTCCTCATTCATCTTTGACGCCGCGATGAGATCCTCGTCGGTCGCTTCTTCCTTCGAGAGCAGCGCATCGATTTCTGCGCGCATCGCGGTGACCTTGTCGGTGAGCTGGCTTGAAAATGCCATCTAGTGCCTCCTTAGCGCGATGCGCCGTTTGAGGATGGTTTGCTGGAGCTTGCGCATCTCAGCGCGGATAGCTTCCAGATGTTCCAGTTGATCAAGAATTGATTTGAACGGGCCGTGCTTGGCGACCCAGGCGTGTGCTTCGTCAGCCGTCCAGTCGCTTTTCGGAAAAACGAGCGATTGCATTTCCATTCCGCCGCCGCCTTTGGGCACGCCGTAGCGGGCCATCACGGGATGCGGGACGCCCGCGAGCGGCTTGGATCTGATGCGGCTGTATTTGCCTGGATCGTTGACGCGATAGTGATAGGCGTCAGAGGTTTCATCCCACGAGCCGGCAGCGCCCTTGATGGCCGTCACCTGGGCTTCAGCATTGGCGGGAACTGAAACGAATGAGATTTCATAGAGGTCCAGTTTCTTGAGCAGGCGAGCGTCTTTGGTCTGCTCATCGTCTCTCACCTTGTAGCCTATTGAGAGGCCGACGGATTTACCGCGCTCGCGCCGCTCCTGCATTATTTTGCGGGCGGCCTGTGCGTTCGGGGTGGAATGGAATTGCCCTTCGACATAGAGGCCGCGGTCATCTTCTCGAGCTTCCGATATCGTGGCCAGCGGTAGTGTGTTCCATTCGTGGTTGAGCGCACCAAAGCCATCCTTAAGAAACGACGGTAGCGTGTCGGCGAAGGCACCTTTGAGGACAATCTCTCCCTGACGATCGCGATTGCCGAATACAGAAGCGTAGCCACTAAAGCTGCCGCTAGGACCGTCATCAAAAATCTTGAAGTCGGCATCGACGCATTCTTTGTGACTAAGTGGGTCCATAAATCTAAAAACGCCCGCGAGACCGAGCGATTGGTCTCGCGGGCGCCTATTCCCGAAGTGCTACCCCGCCCAAGGTTCGGGAGACGGGGTCATCGCGGCTTCTAATTGTGCCTGAGATTACAACTTATCCCTTATCTTGTGCAAGGTCTTTCCGATCGCGCCTATTGAATGCCCGGCACGCATCACAGACGAGCTTGAGCGACTGGAGATGCGCCGCCTTCACTTCGACAAGCACGCGGCCACACCTCGAGCAGAGAATCGTTTTCTCTTTGCAGTCCTCAAACCAGCGCGTTCTGAGCTCATAGGGAGAGGGCATAAAATCTATGGATTCGTTGCGCCGCAATGCGGACACGTCGATGGATGTTCGTCGGACATATACGTGCCATTGCAATTCTGGCACGTCACCATTGCACGCAACTTGTCAAGAAATCTTTTCATCCCGGATATCCCCCCACGATGCCATTTGCTCGCGTTTCTGTGGCGCTAGTCGCGTTTTTGAGCCCCAGGCCGGCGCTTACTCAACTGAGATATAAATCTGCGTGCCTTCAGGCTGCTGCGGCGTCTCGCCAGCCTCATCGGAATATTCAATCTCACATCTGCAATTGGTGAGGCAGGTGGTGTCGCCTATCGGCACCATCTCCTCGATCGGCACCCAGCCAAGGTCTGCAAGCTCAGGACATTCATCGCAGTGCTCGGCAGCAGGATCAATGATCCGCCGGGCAAAACGCTGGCCGCCGAGCGACGCCTCGCGTGTTGTCTGCACATTGGCGAATGTTCCATAAAGCGCACCGGCATACATCCCGGCACGCGCAAGCACCTGCGCATCCGACAGCTGATGAGCTGCAATCTGAGCGGCGAATCGGACCATGCGAGCTTGCTGCCTCGTGATAATAGTGCGCGCCTGATCGGCAAGATGGCCAACGAGTAAGGCAGCGCCGCCGGCTGCGATCGCCGCCATTGCGCGATGCCCCGATGCGATGCCCTGCTGCATAATCGCCTGAAACTGCAACTCGGTAATCTTTCCATCGAGATATTCCTGAGCGGCTGTCTCAAAGGCTTTCTTTGAGCGGCCGACGGCGCGAAGGATCCAGGCCATCACCCATGCTTTGGGGACGAGATGGCCGCGCTTATCGCGATAGCGCTGCGCTTCAGCATCCCACGTATATTTAGGTTGCTTCGACGGCATTCAGGTGATCCGCGATTGCTTTGAGGAATATGTAAGCTACCTGCGGCACGATTGCGTTTCCTAACCCTTTAAGGCGGTCCACTCGGCAGGGAACCCCATAAGCCACTCGACCCACGTCGGGTTCAGCGAGCCAGATGCCCTCGAGGGGCTCACGGGCCGCCCAAGCAGTCCATTCGTCGGGACGTTCGCAAGGTCGCCCGTGTCCTTGTAATCCCGAGCCGTCGGCGTCGGCCATTTGCTGACCGCCGTTGCCAGTCCGTCGCCAGATGTCGGCGACAGACCGATTCTGTTGTAATTGCCCTTGACACTTGGCGTGGGCCAGTGATTGACCCAATAATTGAGATCGACTTGCCGTTTCTTCCCGTCCAGCGTCTGGCCGGTGAGCGACATGCATCCACCTCGCGGAATCCTGCCGCCGTTCGGCACTGTCGGCGTTGGTAAGAGCCCCTTGATTTGATGAGTTAATCCCGTCTCGCAAACTCGTCCCGTTATCCGATCGTAAGCCCGCTGGCCCGACGTCCATGGCTCGCCCTCTTTGGTTACCAGCCGATCCTGACAAACTCCCGGTTCGCTCGTCGCAGGAGTGCGCCACAATCCACACTCTGTCGCGTCTATGCAGTGCGCCAACGGCTGAAGCGGGTACGCAGTTCCACGACGCATCAAACCCGAGCGCGGCCAGGTCACCGAGTATGCGTCCGAAGATTCGTCCGCCATCGAGGGAAAGCAGGGCTGGCACGTTTTCCAGGAGAGCGAATCGAGGTCGTATTTCGCCAAGCAGTCTCGCAAGCTCGGGCCATAAGAACCTGTCGTCGCGAGTTCCACGCCTCTGGCCTGCACAACTGAAAGGCTGGCAAGGAAAGCCTGCTGTAACGAGATCAATATCCCGAAACTGCCACCCATCGAGCTTTGTGATGTCTCCGTAGTTCGGGACATCAGGCCAATGCTGTTCGAGTGTTCTTGTGCAGTACTTGTCGATCTCGGCGAATCCAACGGTTGTGAATCCTGCCCATCGTGCAGCAAGCGCAAATCCTCCTATGCCTGAAAACAAGTCAAGATGTTTCGACGGCATCGATTAAATTCGCTACATCCTCATCGAGGACCATCTGGCGCCACCAGTCGCGCGCCATCTGCATATCGGCCTCGTGGAATCGCTTCTCGACCGTAGGCGCCGGAAGTGCGATCCGTGGCCCTCGAAGCGTCTGGCGCGTATCGGGCACCATTCCAGCCGGCACGGCCGCGGCTTTTGGCGGCGGCGGCGCATTGCCAGGCTCGACATAGAAGACATCCTGATCGGGCTTGACGTCGAGATCGAAGACCGTCCTCACCTCCGAGAGCATCTTGATGCCATTGACGTACAATGCGATTTCACGCGCCGTCTGATCGTTCACATTCTCCTTGAGCGCATCGACTTCGCTGTTATCGAACGCCACATCAAAGCCTTCCGTATCCTGCTCAAACTCGCCGAGCAATTGATGCTCGAGGACGGCGGCAATCTGCATCTGCGTTGGCAAAACGCAGTTGTCCCACGCAGCTCGAAGCGCAGTGCGATAGTTCGCATAAGTCGCGTGCTGCAAACCAACGCCAAAGCCAAGCACGATCGCGGGAATACCAAGCACGGCACTGACGCGCTCTTCGGGGACGCGCCTGAGCATCTGCGTGTCCATCTGCTGAGGCGTATAGCCGAATTCCTTGATGTCGGTCGGCGAGTTGAAGACGATCGGCTTGCCGCGGTTCGGGCCTGATGAACGTGCCTCGATCTGGCGCTTGACGCTCTCAGCGTCCATCTTGATGTAGTTATCACCGGTCGGCTTCGGCGAGATGATGTAAGGCGGGACGCCATAATTAGCTAGGGCCGTGCGCGAATACATCTCGCCCTGAATGTCGGTTGCAATCTCAGGGCCGAGCGATGCAAGCGGCGAGATGCCTAGGCGGTGGTCGCGTGGGTTGAGCGAATAGCGGAAATGGATCATATCCTCGACGTCGATCCGCTGCTCAGCACCGCCGCCAGGAGGGTTGTATTCATAATGGCTGATGAATTTGCCCTGATCTGAATAAACGATCACGCGCTCGGATTGGAGCATCCAGAGTTCAACAACCTGATTCGCACTGTTGCGCGCCTTGAAGATGTAGACGTTGCCCGTAGTGATCCAGTAGAAGGCGAATGTTTTCCAGAACAGCTCGCCCGTGTGGTAGGGATTTGGCTCTTCGAGCAGCTCAGACATCGGATGGTCATTGATGATCTGATATTCGCCGCTATTGTCGGCGTCCTGATAAACCTCGATGGGCGATGCTGACAAAACAGTGCCGAGCCAGTTGCACGAAGCGGCGACAAGCGAGGATGCGGGAGCTGCGCCGCCTGGATTTGGAACGATGCATTCCTGTGTTGGCCACGAGGCGAAGAACCAGTCAGCCGAAGTGCCATAGCCAGCCGTTGGCGTTCCCCATCCAGCGCTTGATGGCGAGTAATTCGAGTAAGTGTCGCTGAAAGCCTTGAAGCTGGATTTGAGACGGTCAGTGAATTTCATGCCAATGCTACCTTCGCGAATGCCTGCGGGCGCGAAAGTGCGAGGCCGACGCGCTGGCTTGCGGCAAGCGTCAGCTTATTCTTGAGAATGTCATCGTTCAGATAATCAACGACGATTCTGATGCCGCCGCGATCATAGAGCGTGGCATAGCGCCAGTCGGCAACAATCGCAGTTCCGACCGGACAATGCGCATCGGTGGCAATCGGCGGCAACGTAGGCGAGAGCAGATAGACGTTGGTCGTTCTCGTAGTGACCATCGAAAGCGCATCAGCGGGATTGAGGACAATTCCATTGACGGTTCCGTAGCCGAGACTCTGAACGGCATTAATGCCCTTGAAGATCATGTCAAGGATTGAACTCGTTGTGACAAAGGCGACGGTCTGAATATTCGGCGTTGCAAGAATGCCGAGCAAATCCGGTGATGTGCCCGTCCCGTTGATCACGCGGTCTGCGATGCGATCATTGAGCAGATTCTGCAAATCGACATCGATGGTCCGCTCGAGCGAGGTGATATCGTCGAGCGCAAGCCGCGTCACTGAGCACCAGTTGGCAACTTCCTGAAGAATGCAGGTCGCGGATGTCCAGCGTGGTTGATTCTCAGGTTTCAATCCACCCTCAGCAACAAACGCACTGGCATTGGTCAGCGGATAGGTAGCCGTCGAGTAGATAAGCGATGATGTGGGCGAACTCGCGCGGGTAATCAGGTCAAGCACGCCTGCCGGCGGCACGGCGTGGATAATCGGCGGCACGAATGAATAAGTGGCGAGTCCCGCAATCGGATCGCCGGCGGCTTTGATCTCAGGCAGATCAATAACTGTGCGCCTGCGTGAGAGCGTGAATTCCTTCCACTCGGTTGAGCCGAGAAGTGTTTTAGCGAGGGTGGATGGTCGTTCTTCTTGTTTTTGCAACAATTCAGTCAATGGCATTGATTACCTCCCAGCTCTCGACCTGCGCCTGGCGGAAGGCCAGTGCTCGAGCGATTACGGTATCATCGTGCATTCCTGATGGCGCTGAATAGCTGACGCGGCCTGTAACGCCGACTGCCTGCGCTTCAAACGATTCAAGCTCACCTGTCGCAACCGGCACATCGAGCCACTTCGCTTCGCATCGCTCAAAGGCAAGCGCGAGCGATTGGATGAGCTTGGCTTTTGATGCGGCGGTGGTAGTGAAGCCTTCGACGGGCAAGCCTTCATCGCGAAGCGCTTCAAGGAGCGGCGATCCTATTGAGTTCCTCTCGACCAGGATCTCGGACGCCTGCCACTTGTTTGCTAAAGCGGCGAGGCGGCCGCGTTGAAGCGCCCACTCGACCTGATTGAAGCGATCCAGCTCGAGCTCGCATTTGCAGGTAGCGCAGAAAACAGAGATGGCGGTGAAGTCAACTGATTGTGCCCAATCGACGCCGATCACAATTTTATGACCGGCGTGACTGGGGGAATTGCCGTCACCTGGTCTCAGCAGGCATGCAGCAATATTGCGAAAGACTGTGCCTTCGTGCTCGATGAACTCGGCAAGCCATTCCTGGCGATAGGTGCGCTCAGGGACGCGCTCTTTGGCTGCGATGGCTGCGTTACGTATTTGCGGAGATGGGTTATGGCTTGATGGAGCGTGCCAGGATTGATATCGACAATCATCCGATAGCCCCTGTTGATACTCGCGGAAGAACCAATTCTGCCGGCCCTTCGGTGTTGAGATCAGAACGGCGCGCCCGTCATGATCTGCGAGCGTGGGCTGAATGGCATCAGTCCAGGCTTCCTCGGGAATGCGAGCGGCTTCATCGATCACGACGAGGTGGAAATCCTCGCCACGAATGGAATCGGGCGAATCCATCGAATAGATCCCGAGCCAGCCATTGTTGCGGGGGAACTCGATAATGCGCTCGGCGCGATTGATGATTACAGTATCAAGATCGCTGAGAATACGTGCGGCTTGTTCGGCGCGTCGCCAGAGCGGGCGCCCAAGGCGATAGGTGGGAACGATCCAGGCGACTTTATGACCGTTCCCTGCCTCCGTTATCGCAAGCCAGGCTCCGAGAATCGTCTTGCCCCAGCGTCTCCCCATCGATAGTGTTTTGATCTTCGCCGGATGTGAGAAGATTTTCCATTGATCGGCCCGTAAGGGCGGCAATGGCGCCTGCGATAAGAGATTCGCCGCCGCTGATCTGCTGGTCGAGTTCGTGTCGTTCGACGTAGCCGCGATTCTTGCCGAGGGTTTTGAGCAGGAAACAGACTGCCCAGCCTTCGCCGCGTTTAACTGCGTTGTAAAGCGCGTCCTCGCCCGAATCGAGGAATTTGCCGCGTTCATCCTCGATGACTTGTTGAATTTTTGGGTGCCGCTTGGCATATCGATAAACCGTCAAAGGTGCTACCTGAAGATTTTCAGCTGCCAGATAGACCATGCCTTTGTGGCGATGAAGCGCATCGATGACTTGAGACACTTTCAGTTTGTAATGAGGCACATGTATTACTTCCGTTACGCGGCAACGCCTGAGTTATTTGGCAATGGCGTCTCATCTGAAACTGTATTGGGTTCGGGATAGCGCGGTACGTGCAGCGTATCCAGAAACGGATGGCCGAAGTGGCGCGCCAGTTCGATATTGAGTGCGTTAACGGCGCTCGCAAGCCAGTCGCATTTATCGCTGATCAGTTTGACGATGGCTTCGGTCGGCAGGTTATCGGGCATATCAGGCATTTGTTTTTCCTTTCAGTAGATCACGGAGCATATCGGTATAGACCTCGAGCTTTGTGGCGTGAGCTTCGAGGCGCGTAAGAATGACTTCGGTGACATTGCGTGTTGCATTCAAATCCTCGGCGATTTCGCGGGCCTCGACGATCTCGAGGGCGAAGCGTGCGCTAAGGCTTTCGACCAGGTCCGCTCGCAGGTCCATTTGGTTTCTCAACCGGTTTCATTTCTTCGGTACGCATCACATCAGACGGCGGTGGTTTATGCGCCCAATGCAGCAGCGCCTTGACGATGGCCCAGACGATCGCAATGCCGACGGCGAGAACGCCGGCGACATAGAGCCAATCGAGCCATGGATGTTCGCTTGTCATTATGGGAACGGATACGACTGGCCAGTGTTGCCGTAGTTATAGAGTTGCGTTACTTCAGCGGCCGAAAGCGCACGCGACCACATACCGACTTCATCAAGGCGGCAATTTGCTGCTGAGGCACCGGTTGTGGGATATAAGCAATCGAGTGAATAAGTCGAATTGAAAACGGGCCCGGCAAATGCAGCCGAGTTAAGCAGGCTGCCATTCAAATAAACCTTGATTGTCGCACCATCCCAAGTCCCAGCGAGGTGATACCAAGTGGTTCCAGCAGCGATTGAGCCTCCCGGTCCTGAGGCAGCCGTCCGCGCTGAGCCATTCGCGCTGAGGGCAAATTCGATGGTGCCACCGCCGACATATTCGTTATACCAGAGTCCCCATGCCTGATTGGAAGCAAGATCGCATTTCGACAAAATGGTGCTGATCCCTGTGCCGGAAATCGCATTGACTGAGAGCCAGCCGGCAACGCTAAAGGGACCGCTGAAATGTTGTGAAGGTGCGTCGGCGCATTGAAGCACGCCGCCGCTCGTGGTTTTGATGTCGCTGCCGATCTTGCCGGAAGCGTCGATAGTTACATTCGAGCCAACGATGACGAGATCATTTGTGCCCACCTGATCGTGAACGGTCGTTCCACTGACGAGCGCATCCATTTTCCAGAATGAGACGAGGTTGGTATTGAGCGTCGTGCTACCGGAGGCGGTGGTGAAGCTCTGATTAGCCGAATTCGTGAGAACGCCCGAGGCAATGCCTTTTGACTTGACGCGGAAATCGTAGGTAACGCCTGCCGAGAGTCCCGTCGAGATGGTTACGCTATGCGGAGTAACGCCGCCCACATCCTGTGGCGTTGCAGGCGAAAGCGTGCCATAGCTGGTCGTTGTGCCCCATTCGACCTGTGAATCGGCGGCAACGTCAGTCGTCCAGGTAATAGTTACGGTATTTGTTCCTGGCGTGCCTGATGAGATGGCAGAAATGACGGGGCCGGCGACGGTCGTTGTCGTGAAAGTATAATCGGCTGATGTGGCTACGGTACCTGCTGAGTTCTTTGATTTGACGGCATAGTGATACTGCGTATTTGCCAGGAGGCCGGTCAAAGGAACGCTATGCGAAGTAAGGCCAGGCGGGACGGGATCCTGCGGCGTTGCGGGCGTTGTATTTCCATAACTCGCGGTTGTCCCCCAAACGACCTGTGAATCAGTGTTCTGATCAGTTGTCCAGGTGATCGTGGCGCTTGTTGGCTGAAGATTGCCCGCGCTGACATTCGAGATAATGGGTGGAGCGCTCGCGGAATTTGGCACGCGGACGCGGCGGTAGCCGGTGCCTGAAGTATCGGCGGCATCGAACGATGCCGGCACGGCAAGACCACTCTCGCGGAATGAGAGGGTGGCAACGTCGAGGATCGTCGAGCCGAAGTGATGGAGGCTGACCAGGGACATCTTCGATGCGCCGGTGATCGTGATTGGCTGCGGGCCACTCGGCGAGCCCGCGCCGACATTGGTCCATTTGATGAAGCCGGTAGCGACATCGCCCGGATCGTAGATGTAATGGCCGCTTACGGGCGCGAACCAGCCAGAGCCATTCATCTCGAATTCAACGTGACAATCGAAGGCGACGGCACTGCCGGGGATCGAGATCGAGGTCGGGCACTGGACGATGAGCAGATTACCGGTGATGCCGTAATTTGCGCCTTCCTGATGCGTCTGAACGCCTACCATGCATCGCTGGATGAAGCAGCTCGATGATTTCCAAAGCTCAGAGCCGATGACGCCGATGTAGTAATTCGAGACTGAAATGTTATCGGTATTAACGAGCGTGCATTCGTTGATTCGCGGCAGGCGTAATCCAAAGTTCGAGGTATGTGTCGGCTGCGCGCCGCCCGCGAGGGTGCCGCCATAAGCGGCGGCATTACCTTGAGCGCTGATGCCGGTATCAACAACGACGTCACGCAGGAAGATATTCCAGATAGTACCAAAATCGAGGGCGCACAATTGAGGGTTATCATAGGTGCGAAAGGTCAGTCCCTCAATGAGCAGTGAGATTTGATTGCCGTCAATGGCAGTGCCTGCCGAGTAATTGCCACTCGAGAGAATCGATGACGTGCTGGTCGCGCCGATGAGGTCGGATTGAATGATCGGCCCGCGAACATCGGGTGGTTGGAGCACTGATGCGACAGGCGTGTTATAGCCGCGCAGCTCGACATTGGGCGGCGGCGGTCCGGCCTTGTTACCGGTTGCGATGGTCCAGGGATTGAATGGGATGCGCAGGATGGCGTCCGTATCGGTCCGGAATCCGGCATTGACGCGATAGAAGCCGCCGATATCAAACCATACAACGCCACCGCCGGCATTGAACGCGGCATCAATGCTGGATTGGAGGGCAACGGTATCGTCATGCTGGAGGTTATTGGCGACTGCGGTGATGGTCGTGGATGCTGCGGTCGCGAGCGTGATCGAGGTGCCCGAAATGGCAGTGACAGTGGTAACGAGATTTGCGCCTGATACGCCGGCGCCTTTGACGAGAATGCCCTGATTGACGACAAAATCGGTTGCGGTGGTAGTAGTAAGAGCAGCCGACGTGGCAGTAATTGAGCCGCTATAGGTATTCTTCGAGCCTGATGCGTTATAAGCGCTGACGTAATATTGGCGTGGCTGTGCGGATCCGCCGCCTGAGCCCGCATGCGTATCGACGTATTGTTTAGTGGCAGCTCCAAGCATTGCAGTTGGATCGGCAGCAAGCATGAGGGCGCCTGTGAGTGTGCCGCCCGCGAGGCCGAGATAGAAGCTCGAGTAGTCGGCCTGGATGGGAAGGACTGCGCCTGTGCGGCCGTTGAACGTAGCGACGCCTGCGACGCCGGAAGCGAATTTTGTATCGACGTATTGGCGCGTAGCGGCCTGCATTGCCGAGGCTGGATCAGCTGCAAGGGTGATCGGGCCGGTCATTGAGCCACCGCCGAGTTGAAGGAAAAAAGCCGAATAATCGCCGGATTGGGGCATGACATTGCCCTGGCGCGCATTAAATGAGACTACACCCTGCGGCGTGGTCGCAGCGCTGAAGGCTGCGAAGTCCGAGGCTGAGAGATAACCATCGTGAGTAGTATCGGCTTTCGGCATCGCGAGGACGTTATTTGCGAGGGTGATTGGTGGAACTACGGCAAGAACGCCAGGCGGTGCCGAAAGCGGAACGAGCTGACCAGAGGCAGCATTGGGAACAGCGAAGGGAACGCCACCGGGCTGGTTCCAGAGGCCAGAGGCGCGAGCGGAAAGATAAGCGGTGGCACCTTGTGGAAGTTTCGCGGAGAAGATGCCGGACGGATCGGTGTAGGCAGTGAGTGGGCCGATGTAGATGGAGTTGCCATTCGCGTCGATTACTTTCTCAACCGTGACGAGCAGATCGGCGTAAGGCGCGCCCGTAGGATCGTAGATCGGGTAAGTCGCAGCACATTGAGGCAGAGCAGCCATCGTCTGGAGAAGGGAATGCGAGCGTTAAGCTTGAGGTTGTCGAGACTCTAGCCGAAACGGCGTTGATTGCGCAACTTAAATCGGTGTTGGGATGCCGGCGTTTCCGCACCGTGCCGGCATCCCGCCCGCTTGCGCGACCTCAAGCATTCAGCGCGCAACGGGATTAGTGCCTGAACGGCGAATCGTAAAAGCGCTGCACAATCACCTTCGGTGCAAGCCGCACGAGCATATCGAAATCCATTTGCGTCTCCTGCAATTGTTTTTCGAGTGCGAGATGCTTTTGCTCATAATCGCCGAACTCGCGATTGATCTTTGCGACGAGCGCTTCAGCCTTGTCGACGCGATCGACAAGCGGTGCAAACGCGAGCGTCACGATACACGCTCCGAGCAGCAATCCGATTCCAAAGCCGATCCAGAAGATCACTGCTTGCCCTTCACGTCGTAGGTCTGCCCCTCGACGTATTCGTGGAACATCACGCGCAGCCGGCGAATCTCATCGAGCATTGCCTGGATGAGCACGGCCTGCTGCTGATGGCGAATGTTCGAGGCCTCGCGGTGCTGGCGTGCGTCTTCCATCTCGACGAGCAGAATGCGTTCGGTATCTTTTGTCACGCCCACCGCCACGCGATGTAGATCAAAAACGCGAAGATGAGCGCGATGATCAGGATCGCATTGACGTGTGCAATGTCTGTGGGATCGTCTCTCATTGCGGCTTGAGTCCCTTGCGCACGGCTTCGGCCTGCTCGTGAAGTCCCATGCGTTCGAGTTCATCAGCGAGCGCGATCATCTCGGACACGTCCACAGGCTTCGTCCTCTGAGGGACATTTCGCCCCGGATCGTGCGCCGGCGGCTTTGATGCAGGCCGGACATTTCCCGCCCCTGGCCACGGTTGCTCGTTGCTGCACCAGCTGACGAGGCGCTGTCTCGTAGGCCGCTTGCCTGACTGCTCGCAGTGTGCCGCCATCTTCCGAGCGACCTTGCGAACGTCAATGGACTCGTACCTGGTTTGCAGTTCCACGAGAAATTCCTCATCGATTGGCAGAGAGAGAGCGGGAGAGACGCGCGTCGCGACCTTCGCCGGTGGCTTCGCGCGCGCGCGCGTCTCTCTCTTCCCATTCCCCATATACAATTCACCATTAACCACCCGGCTAGCCTGAGGCTTGCCCTGGGCTTGCCTAGGGCTAGTACTAGGCTTGTCCAGGGCTCGCCCTTCCGGGGGCTCTGGTAAATCATAGGTTGACTCCTTGAAGTGGGGATGCTGATGCTTCGTAAAGTTCACTATCTGGATAACTTTTCGCCCTTGGGCTTCGTATCTCTGAATGAACTTTAGTTCTTCAAGCTCCTCAAGGAATCTGTCGACATCGCAATCGTCATATGGAAGCACTTGGGCCTGTATGCGCTTCGGACGCTCCTCGAGTCGTCCTTCGCAGTCGGCCAGCGTCCACAGTCCGATGAAGAGCAGACGGCATAGCGGATCCAGCTGCCCCATCAACTCGTTGGTAAAGAATCCTGGTTTTATGGCGCGTATACGAGCCAATGCTACACATCTTGGTTTGATTGATTAGTCAGGCCGCCTTGCCAAACCAGCGATCTAGTTCTTCATCAAGGCGCTCACGCTCGTTTGCCAGCATCGCATTCTTCACGGAATCGGAGAGCGGGGAGTTGCGTAGTAGGCCCTCCGTATTGTTGTATAGGGAATCGAAGTAGGCTTTGGCTAATGCACGATCAGCCCTGATCTTGTCAATATGGTGAACTTCATGGACTAACTGGACAGCTGGAATACCGTCCGGTCCGACAGTCTCACGCCAGACAGGAAAGCTATAAACAGCTCTGGTTCCATCCGGTAGACGAACATCAGACAAGATATCCCGCAGGATTTGGTGGCTTTGTGCTTCGATCAGCTTGTCCACGCCACCCATAAACTTGAAAGCATAAACCCGAACGAGGTCAATTAATACGTCCCGGATCTGATCTCGTTGCTGACCCTCGCGGATCATCTTAACGGCTCGGTTCTGAATGAACTGCCTGAACCGGTTCCGTCGCTTTGTTAATTCATCAAATACTCCCTCATAAAGATCACTCTTTTTCGACATGACTAAACTCCCGTTTTTGTCAGGGTTGATATTGGACTCATCGGTGTTTGGTCAACTGACCGATGTGAGATGAGTCCGGGTCGCGGACTGCTTCAGCCCGCGTTCCTGCCGCAGAGCAGCAGAGAACTTGGTAAGCCAAGGCGAGAGCCTCTCGCATAATTCAATAGCGCCCACCACCTGCTCTTCAAAAAGGCCGCCCGTCTTGGCTGCAATCTCTTCTGGTGTATGGTTCAGAAATGGGCGAAGGCGTTCAATTTCGGCGTGGATGCCTTTCCTCGCCTGTTTCTTGAACTTCTCAAGCATCTTCTCGCGGATTTCACGGGCTTCCTTCTCAAATTGGCTCTTCAGTTCCGCAATCCGATCTTCATAATCCTGATCATGCTTCATCAGAACTTCAGCCAGCTCGTCCCGCATTCTCTGTTCCAACTTTCGGATGATGTCATCCCGCTTCGCTTCAGCGGCCTTGGTCTTATACTTATCAACTTCATCCTTCGCCTGTTTGATCCGCCTGTCTGAATGAGCGATCCGATCTTCGAGATATTGCACGCGCTCGCGCAGCCGTTTAGCTTCCGCATAGGTCATTCCCCTGACATCTGCGCCCAGAAGGCGATACAAAGCCTTTTGGTCGGCAGGCTTGAGACGGGCGAGCTGATAGGCAGCCCAAGGTTGCAAATCGTCCTTGCTCTCGCCTAAGAGGCTTAGAAATTCCGGAATCAGATGCTCCGCAATGTCACTAGCCGCAAGAACGGTAGGCCCCGAAATACCAAGCTTTTCAGCATATTGCAGGATATTTAAGGTTTTATTGTCAGACGTCTTATAATTGAATTGACCCCGAACTCTATTGATCGCCCATCCAGCGGCGATCATGCGTTTTATAGCTACTATGCTTTCCGACATTTTACCGCCGCGTCGAAAAACGTTTTCCATAATCCGCACGGTCTCGAGTTCTTCTTTACTCTCAACCGCGCGGATAATAACCGGCACCTGCTTCAGTCCTGCTTTGAGTGCAGCTCGCAGACGTTGATGTCCAGCAATGACCACGTAATCGGGCGTTACCGTAATGGGATTGATGACGCCTATAGAAGCTACAGAGCTGCATAAGCCCTCGAATTCGAGACCCGCCAGATCCGCAAAGAATTTCTTGTTCTCAGGATCGGGCTTGAGACGTTCCGGTTCGACATTCAGGAGGTAATCTTTCATCCGTTCTTTTGGTGGTTCTTCGATTTTATCGAGTATCATTTCAATATCCTCTTCGTGAAACCCGGTTTCTTTAGCAATCTTCGCGATCTTCCAATCTCGGGGCCAGTCGCCACTGGAATGACCGAAAGCGATTAACTGGTAAACGCGCTCACGAATAGCTTGTTCTACGTGAGGAAGCATGCTCTTCGTTGTGACAAGCCTTGCAGAGAACCTGCAAATCCTCGTTTAACTCATGCCCCAGCCGCTCATACGTCAGATGATGGCACTGCAAGCTGTACGGCGAATGGCAGCGCTCACAACAAAAATCGGCGGCCGCTATCCGTAAAGCGCGCCGCCGATACCATTCCTTCGAATTGATGTAAGCCTGATATTCACTGGAGAACCTCGAAGCGTACCTCATTGCTCGGTGTAGGTCCGCGTATACGTTCGCCTCGTAAAGAATTCGTTTTTGCGCGCCGCCTTGTCTGCCGCGCTTTCGAGATGCAATTCCATCTCGAGCGCTTCCGCGAGCACCCTCGAAAGCGGCGCAGGCTCGATGCCCATCATTTTGCATATCTCGAGGTGCTTGCCTGCGATTGCAACCGCAAGCCGCTGCTGCTCAGGCGTTGCCTTGATAATCAGCTTCCGCAGATGTGCATCGGGCTTTATCATGACGACTCGTCGAACTCACATCTCTCGCAAAGAAGCGTTTCAAGTTCAGTTATTGCGAGATCCCCACCGCAAACCCGGCAGATAGCATTAAGACGGGCAATCGATGTTAATTCATCGGCCTCTTCAATGATCGTTTTATGAATGTAGCCCGCCTCTTCAATCTTCTCCATGATCTCATGTGGTAATTGAATTCGTGCATCCGCTCCGGAATATTCAGATTCAAGCTCTGCGACACGCCTGCTTAACGTAACATTGCGCCGCTCTACTTTTTGGATTTCTTTGAGGGTCGCCCTGAGTTCCTTGAGTTTTACTCTCAAGTCATCGTTGACTAAATCCAGTCTTTGACAATCCTGATCGCGCGCCCGCATCTCCTTTTCCGCCTCGTTAATGAGAAGCAGCGCCCGATTGAGAGCCATGCGGAACATTTTGCATCTGGGGCAGGTATCAGGCGGTGATTGCAGCAAATCCGCGAGATATTCATAATCGGATAGTCGATTCAAAATGGCAGCTCGACTTCCGCCTGGCTCTCGTATTGAATCTTTACAAGGTCGCCATTGGCAGTTCTGGCATAGAAGATGGCATCAGCGACCTTCATCGCCGCGATGTAATTGCGCTGCTCGGCTTCGAGCAACTGGAGCTTGAATTCCATTCTGAGCCGCTCGAGCTTTGCCTGGAACTTCAATCGCTCCTGCTCGACTGTCGACACCTCACGCGCCAGGTTTGCATAACGCTCGTCATCGGCTAACGTCTTCGCGATGGCCGCCTCGCGCAGCTTTTCATTGCCGAGAACGGGCTTGCCACGATCGTCCTTTGCGCCGACGACATCGAGTGTGACATCAATCTCGACCGTGCGGATGGACGAGCGCAAGACCTTGAGCTGCTCATCCATTGCGGCGATGTGTAGGAGTATTGCTTCGATCTCTTCGGGAATATTCATCTAGAAGGGATCTCCCTTCCTGTCTTCCAGATTCGACGCCGCCGCTTCCTCGAGCTGGTTGAGCCACATGGCGTAGATGCCGATCATCTCCGAAGCCTGTGCTTCGGTCAGCGAGTTGCACTTGTCGACGCCTGCTGTAACCTCGCGCATCTTTGTCTGCAAGTCTTCGTTGGTCAGACCAAACTTGGTTTTTAAGCCGCCGATGAAATCATTGAGCCGCTTGCGCTGCTCCCTGGTGATCATCGGAACGAGATCCTCTTCGATCGCCGGCGTGGCTTCAAAGGGAGTCGTTGCCTGCGGGACCGTCTCGATCTCAGTCTCATCGAGAAATCCGAGGCCGCAGATCGATAGAGTCACCCTGCGTTTTGCCTTGGTGATAGCCTTGAGCTTTGCGTTGACTAGCACGTCACCCTGCAGACCCTTGATCGATGCGGCCCCGAAGTCGATATCCTCCCGATCGCCCGAGCGCGCATAAGCCATCGCCTGGAAGATGGCGTCCTGTTCGGAGGTCTCGAGCTTCCAGATCGACACCTTGTGGAGCTTGCGCAGCTGCTCAGTGCAATCCTTGCGGGCATAAAGCGTCAGTTTGCCGTTGAGCGTGATGTACTCGAGCGGCCGCGTCAGGGGATTCAAGCCCAGCGAGCGGCAGACCTGGGAGTAATAATCAACCCGTTCCTCGGGCTTGAGCTGCTTCAGATCGCCGAGCATAACTACGCGCTCAATGATCTCTGCGAGAGTATCCTTGTTTATTTCCGTTGCTGCCATTACCATATTCTTAAGATAACCTTTCACGCCGGCAGGTCGCCGGCTTTTTATTTGTCTCGACGGCGGCGTGATGGACAGCCGGGAGCCGTCCTTCACTTCCGCCCTCACCACAGAAGCCACGCCGCCGTGAGGGGGGAGCCGCTCCCCCTGATCTCCTGCACATGAAAAAGCTGGATGATATGCGCCACATAACGGGCATTCGAGTTCCCTCGACGGCGGCAAGTGCCTTCGCCTTGCTGGGGCCTTCATACTTCACTGGCCACACGGTCCGTCTCGGTTCTTACTGGACTCGGATTGGGCAGGCCGAGAGCATCACGTACTAAAAACAGAATGATCTGTGAGAGCGGCCGTTGCTGACGCCGCGCCTCAGCGACCAGTTTCTCTTTTAATTCAGGCGACACCTTGGTATGTATCCACTCGCTCTTATAGTCTTTTTCCATTGAAACTCCTCGCTTATTTTAAACTGCGATCAGGCTAACATTCTCGCGCCGCTATTTCAAGTACTTTAATAATTTTCCCCTTGTACGATGTGATGGAGAATGATAGCGTCTGCCACGGTAATCTGGATATCGGGCAGTGCTCACCGCTGAAAACGCAGCCAGGGGCTCCGCAGACGAAAACCGGGCCATCCTCGCGGGCAACTGAAACATCAGGGAGGAATCATGCAACACTTATCAGCCAGAGTCGTTGTTGTAATATTCGCTATCGGCCTGCTTATCCAGTCGATCTGGCCAATGGCGGCAAACTCCAGAAAGCACGTCGATGATATCGCGATTGGAGGTTGTGATCCGCAGAGCGGTGCCTGCGGACAGTTTTTCTTCCAGCTCGACGGCGACGGGCAGGTTCAGTTCGTAAACGGGTACGCCTCGACCCCCGACTGGCAGGCGACGGCTTGGTGGTCGCCATCGGGCGGCTGGCAATTCGGCGATGTGATATTTTCCGATCCAGACCTCGCGAGTCTCGGCGCGCGCATGCTGCCTTTTGGCAGTGCGTTCATCGGCGATCCCGATCCCACTTCACCGGACTATCCGACGGGTCCGCCAGTTCCCGGACAACCAGTAGTCTCCTGCCAGCAGTGCATTGATGGATGGCGGCAGGACTGCCATAACGTCGCGGTCGCAACTGGCGCAGGAGCCGTGGCAGGGGCCGGTACCTTTATCTCGACGTGTCTGCCGCCAGCCGTTCCCGGTGCGCCTGTCACTCTGGGCGGATCCGTAGGCGTCTGTCTTGTCGGAGCTCTCGGGATTTTAGGCACAGGCGTCTGGCTGGCCAAGAGGGTCGAGAAGCAGTGCCGCGCGCAGGCACCCATTAGTTGCACGGACCCGGACAGCGGCAAACCCTGTTATCAACTCGGCTATCAATAGAGAGGAACTATGAACGGCACACTTCGATTTGCAATTATTGCAGCGGTGCTCGTCGGAGGGTTGACTCTTGTGACAATCATTCTCGGCTGGCCCAATCATCCGACGATATGGATTGTTTACGGTGCGATTGTCGCAAGCCTCATCGTCCTATTTGTGAGATGGCGACACAATGCTTCCTGACAAATTCGCGGATCGATAAGGCTTCAACTTCCCAAAAGGTTCTATGGCAGGCAAACATTTGATTCCATCTCCTGCCGCTCAATCTCCCTCGCAAACCTGAAAGCTGCCACGGCTTGCCAGTGCGAGTCACGCTTGCCGGCTCTCGCCGACTGCATCGCATCGCGCGCCAGCCTGTCGCGCTCCTGGTAAAAATAGGCGGCGTGCCACTTCCGATGAAAGTCGTGGAAACGCCGCGCATTATCCGAGAGGTGGTCAAAGAGCCGCTCCATTAGGCAACCTCCTCGCGGTTGAGTTCGGCACAACGCAATTCAGCGTCACGCTTTGTTGCGAAGCACTGGTTCATTTCCCTAAAGACGACTCCAGCTGTTTTGACATCCTTGACAACCCAATAGCCCGGGAAATTTGGCGATCTGGTTCGATCAACGACAAACCAACGTTTCGATGTTTTCATAATCTTGCGCTTTCTCATGCCCGCATCTCCTCGCTATCTCCCGGAAACTCACACTCGCGCTCCCGCTGCCGCTCGAACTCCTCGTCAGCTGCACACCGGTCGCAGACCGTCTCAAGCTCTCTCGTGTTTGTCTCGAACACCTCGCCGCACCGTCGGCATGTCTCGTTATATTTTCTCGTCTCCATTAGCGCTCCTCCCTGCAAGCACCACATAGCACCTCGCTTGCCATATCGGGATTGCCATCAAGATCCTCTACCGAATAATCGACCGTCAGGCAATCAGCCTTGAAGTCCTCGCAGCGCTCGCACAGGCCGTTCCGGGGAAAGAGCCGCTCGGCCGTGAATTCGAGGCTTTCGGCAAGCTCGGCGAGGCGACGCTGCATTTCGCTTAGCACCTCAAAGGCAGTTTCCAGCTTGACGGGTGCAGTTGCGGTTGTGTATGTAGGCATTGTTCGATCCTTTCTGGATTGAATACGAGCCCTGGTTGCGCGAACTACTTTGCGGTTGAGCACGCTTCCAGGGCTTTTCAGTTATTTGTAGCCGTGCGAAAGCTCATTAAGCTCATCACGGTATCGCCCGATCGTCTCAGACTGCGTCTGGTTGCGATCCTCGAGCTGCTTGATCCTGGCTTCCAGGCAAAGCATCGCAGCTGCCTGACGCTCGATTTCACGGCCACGCAGCGAAATCTCACTATTAGCCCTGGCAAGATTGGTAAGCGCCTTCACATAATGCGCATCAAGCTCTCTCACCTGGCGCTCGAGGTTTGCTATCTGTTCTGACTGACTAAGCATTGCTTCTAATCTCCTTCTGCCAGCTTCCCGCTGACAAGATAAACAATACTCCATACGGTTGGCGGGTGTCAACCGTAAAATAACGTTTTCCCTAAATTATTTTGTAAGTCTGCAACTATTCGCAGAATGGGCGGTTGACATATACCAACCGCCTTTGGTAGAATGTCTGACGATGAAGATTGATTCTGAAAAGCTGCTTACGGTGACTCAGGCTGCGGCGATGCTCGGCATCTCAAAGCAGGCGATTGAGCGTGCCTATCGCGAGCATCGCATCAAGGAGGTGCGGATTGGCGGCCGTGTATTCATTCCGCTCGAGCAGGTCAACGCCTACCAGGCCGATCCGGCAATGATCAAGATCGGCAAGCGCCGGGCAAGAATCAGCAACAAATGAGCGAATACGACACGAAACCAACCATTGAAACCGTCCTCGAGCGAATGGAAGCAGGATTTGCCGGCCTCAATTTGAGACTTGATGCAATTGAAAGCCGGCTCGAAGCAATCGAGAACGATGCACTCCGACAGGATGAGAAGATCGATCTGTTCATCCGCGAAGTCCTGGAGATGAAGCGTCGCGAGAGGATGCGAGCCTGATGATAGCTTTGATCTGTCTCACCGTTGAGGCCGCCGTGCTCGCACTCTGTTGCTATGCGACATGGAACCGAGAAAGATGCTGGCATAGGCAGGCAGTCCGCGAACTGGAAATCGAGCAAAACCGCTCCTGGCAGAAACGAATGGAATCGAAACTGCCATCACCTGTCGAGAGAATGATACGAGACTAGAATGACGCCCCAACAACTGACGCCCCACGATCAACCTTACCTCATCCAGTCGCGCGCGATTTATCCGTGCCCACATTGCGGCAATCCGCTGAAGTCGGTGTTCAGACCGCCGAGCAATTCATCGAACTGGCTGATGTTGATGATTGGATTGCTCCTCGCGCCCTTCCTCATCGGCATCATCATCCTGATTTCCTATAACCATCGGCAGAGGCAAGAGGCAAGAACCACTTGGTGGCATTGCGAAAGCTGCGGATGGCATGCCGCCGCGAGGCGCTTGGAACCGACGCCTGCCGAGCGGCGCAGGCAGCGCAGGCTCCTCGCCGTTGCCGGCATTGGCGTGCTTGTCATCATTTCGATCATCTGTCTGGCCAAGTGGACAGAATGGGTAGATCGCCAGGTCAATACTACGCCCGTCAAAGCGCAGTCATTTGACAAAGAAAAACGCGACGGTAAGCAGAGCAAGCCCCGCCGCAGTAAGGTTGACTCGAGGGCTGGGAACGTTGAGGGCGGCGAGGACAAATAGCACGAGTGCCGCCACGATAAATATCTGGTGCCACGGCATATGAAACCTCCTATGAAGACAAATCCGAAAATGGCCGAATTCAGCCGCGAGCTCGAGCTTGCGATGACTTACTTCCGCTTAAAACTTGGTGAGCTTTTCCCTGGAGCGGAACTGGAATTAAAGCTCATATTCCCGCCGCAGAAATCATTGACTCCTAAGCCCAACAAGATCACGGACAAACTCCCGAAACGCCGGGTCAGAAAACGGCCACGGAAATAACTGCACCTTCTCGACAAGCTGCATCGTCTCGGCTGCCGTCAGCTCGATATGGCCATTTGCCGCCTCGATCTTCGAGGCAAGCTCCTCGGCATCGTCCATGTCCCTCTCATTGAATCCTCGTTTCTGATTGCCCTGCGCGTCGAGCGGCGCGACGGAGCGCACGATTACCGCGGCCTGCGTCTTGTAGTCAAAGAGCTGGCCGTTGCGCATCGATACTTGTTTTAATTCCAGAGTTGTCATTTTTCTCCTTATACGTAATAGGGGACTGTCCACCAGACGTTATAATTGCTATCTGCAACGACCTTTATCATCCTATGTCCCGAGGTATTGTTAAGCGCAAACGACGTAGCCTGCGCCGCCGCGCCCCATGCATTGAAGACATCGCCTGACGCGGGGATGAGCGTGATCGTATTGTTTTCGGCACCGTTCGAGCCCGAGGCGCCGGAGTTGAAAATCGACTGCACCTGGCGAATCGCAATAATATCGATAATCATGCCGCGCACCGCAGAGACTGCCGGAAGCTGAATCGTGAACGAGCCATTGATGGAATCGACGCACAGCGTTCGGTCATTCGTTGCAATCTGATTCGTTGAACCCGAAGCGCCCTGCAGCTCGCGCACGCCGAGACGAGTGCCGCCGACGGTCATCAATGTTCCGAAGGGATCGAGTGACGTTCGCAGCGCGCCGTTATTCCACGCTTCGAAGAGATTCGCGGTCGAGTTGAACTCATTGTTGGGCGTCTGCGTCGATGTTCGCGGGCGGATCTGCAGCGCAACGACGCTGCGCTCAGGCAGTATCGAGACACATGGGTCAGTTGTTGCGCCATTGACGTAATCTGCGCCGCTTGCAGTCGTTGCGCGCGAGCCGCGCAATTCGATACCGTAATATGCAGTCATCTGCGTGCGCGTGTCCTTGCCTGACTGCAGCGCGTTGTAGAAGCCATACAAATTGAACTGCGTTGCTTCAGACGTCGTTGGCGATGCGGATGGGAAATTTCCGAATGCTGTCGGCGAGCCTGCGCTGTTCTGCCACGGTGTCGAGCCGATGGGATAAACGAAGACACCCGAACGCAAATAAATCGCACCGATACGCAGAGTCGGCGTCCCGATATTGACGCTGTCTGTAACGCCGGGATTGAGCGAGACGTTGATAGCAGTCGCTGCGAGATTTGAGAGCGCCGTATTTGCGCCGCCGCCCGCGCCTGACTGGTTCTGCCACGACAAGACGCCGCCTGCGACGGTCTGACACGCCAAGACCTGGCCGACCGCTGTCGGGCCTGCAGTCGGCCATGAATATGCCACGCGATTCAATAGAACGATATTGCCCTGGTAATCGATCTGGAATTGCGGCGTCGGCGGCGCGCCAGTGATATCAATCTCAAACGAGACGCCCGTATAGGCCGAAGGGCGCAGGAATTGAAAGAGCGAGTTCTGAATCTGAAAAACTGAGCCTGTATCGTACGCAGACGAATTGATAAGCTGCCCGGCGGTCGTATTGTATTTCGTCAGATAATTGACTGCCGCGCCCGCGGCGACGGTCGCGCCTGCTTGCCATTGCAGCACGCCGCCCGTCGTGTTTGAGCACGCCAAGACCTGACCGGTAAGCGGCGCAGTTCCGGGCCACGAATACGTGACGCTATTGATCTGCGTCAGATTCGCGCAGCGTACAGCGCCGGGAAAGATCGAGACACCGACGCCCAAACGCGCCATTGTCGTTGTCCCGGCGCCGTAGAACCAGAACTCGCCCTGCGTATTCAATGAATCGATGATCGTGCCGGGCGAGCGATGCTCAAAGCGCATTGCGCCATCGCTTGCCGTGCTCGTCACAAAATCAAGCTGTGCGAGATCGGCTGCTGCGTTATTGATCGAGACGCCGGTGTTCTGCGTAATGCGCACCCATGAGTTGTCATCGCTGATTGCTGAATCGATGATTGAGCCGGGAGCGGTAACGCTTGTCCAGCGCGTCAACTGATGTGCGTTTGCAGGCGAACCCATCGTCACGCCTGCCGCTGCCGTTACGGGCACGATCCACTCGAGCGTCCCTGCTGCTTGATTCGTACAAGTGAGCACGGAATTGAGAGCGGGCTGCGCGCCAGACGGCCACGAATAAGTTACGGTATTGACCTGCGTCAGATTCCCGACATGCAGACTGCCCGTAAGAGTTGAAAGACCTGCGCCGAAACGGAAACACGCGCCGCCGCTTGCAGGGAAACCCTGGAATTCGCCCGTCGTATTTGAGACGTCAACGTTCGCCGCACGATGTTCGAACCGCCAGACGCCGACAGCATGTGTCGGCGGCGTGCCAGCAATAAAGGTGGAAACGGTCAGGTCGTATAGATCATTGGACGATTGATAAAAACCCGTGTTGTCTGATGTGATGCGCACCCATGCGTCATCGTCGCTGATTCGCGAATCCTTGATCATGCCCGGCGCTGTTACGGATGACCAGCGCGTCAATTGATTCGCGTTCGACGGCGCACCTTGCAGCACGCCCGCCGTTGACGGCGTCGCCCATATGAGCGATGCGACGCCCTGCGCAACGCTCTGAATAGTGAGCACCTGGCCGGCGCTGCCCTGCGCGCCCGTCCCGGGCCAGTGATAGCCGAGCGAATTTACGATTCGCAGCTCGCCGACCTGATTGATCGCGAAAAGCTGATTCGCTCCCGTCGAGTCGCAGATCTGAAAGACTGACGCTGCAACCGATGCTGGTATCCATTGCTGTACAGTCGTCCGGTTCTTGATGAAGATGTTAGTCGAGTCATCAGCGATGCCGGAATCATTGATCGTGCCCGGCGCTGTTACGGATGACCAGCGCGTCAACTGTTGTGCTGCGGCGGGCGACCCCATTGTGACGCCTGCCGCGGGGATCGCAAGCGACGACCATGAGAGAACGCCCGCCGCAGTTGTTGAAAGATATGTCGTACCTCCAGGCAGCGGCGCAACCGGCCAGGTATAGCCGACGCCGCGAACGCGCGACAAATTGCCATCTGCCGCATCAACCGAAAAGAAGGGGTTCGATCCGTCATCCGTAGATGGTGAGATTCGAAATGCCCATCCCGAATATGTCGAGCGCGGGCGAATGATCACACCTTGCTGGAACCATGAATGGACATTTCCAAGATTGACGTCAGGGCTGCCGCCGGCGATATTTAAGAATAACTGCATTTCGCCCTGCGTGTTCGCGGCGTCGATCGTCCCGCCGCCTACCTGCGTGCGGTGATCGAAGCGCCAGACGGCGCTTGCTGTCGTCTGCGTCGCATTCGCCGCCGTTCGCCAGTAATAATCGAACGTATCGCCGCCGCTCGTTTTCTGCTGCGCGATAAACTGAACGCATACGGCCTTGATCGTCGAGCCATCGTCTGAGATGTCGGAATTGACTATCGTCGTCTGATTCGCCGCCCCGAATGTGCCGCCAAACATCGAGAGCGTCCCGCCCGTTCCAGGCCCGATGCCTGCCGATCCGGATGAAGCGGGCATCCAGGCAAGGTTATATGCGGCATTTGGAGCGATTCCGGTGATGCTCTGACAGGTGAGAACCTGGTTGACTGCAGGCTCGCCAGAGCCGGCGAGCGGCCAGTGGTAGCCGATTCCTGCGAGAACGCGGATTTCGCCGACTTGATTGACAGTGAATTGTTGAACTGTCCCCGCCTGATTGTAGACCGAAAGCACCGGCCCCGCATAAGCATCCGGGCGCAGGATCGAGAACGAATTCTGCAGCGAAGTGATTGCTTTCGGCCCGAAGCCGATCGACTGAACAAACGTCCCATCGACATTGAAAACGAATTGAACCTCGCCGCGCGTCAGCGACCCTGGAGGAAGCGGATCGTTCGCGCCAGACCAGTCAAGACAGCCGCCGAGCGCGTTTGTTCGATGCTCAAAACGCACAAAGCCAGCCGCGCCCGTATTGCCTTCCATGCGAAAATCGGCAAGATCCGCCGCTGCATTCGTCTCGTGATATGTAAACGCGGCGGAGGCGACTTTGAACGTCGTGCCGTCGTAGGTCGCGCATGAATCCTTGATCGTCGAGACGCTCGGCGTGCCAAACGCCGATGAATTGAACATTGCAAGCGTGCCGGCCGTGCCGGGACCAACCGACCCGCTGCCGCCGCCGAGGCCCTGCGCGACGATCAGATCCGGTTGAACGTACTTGACATCAAGCGCAGTACGCACGCCGAGCGCGTTCCGTCCGACTGTGCGCAGTGCAACATCAGCAGTCGCCGTGATCGGAACGCGAAAATAGACGGGCTCACCGATCTTGAATGTTCCAAGAAGTTTTGCGCTCGAGACTGGCTGAGCAGCTTCATGCCAGAAGACATCAGACGCGGCCAGCGGCGGCGGCGCGGGCTGCGCAACTGTCAGTTTCTCATCGACAAACGCCGGCCAGCGATCCTGTGCCTTGAAGAGTCCCCAGTCAGCTTTACTCATATGCGAAGCTGCGTTTCATTCCGCCAGTTGATCCCACGATACTGCACGCTTTTGCCCGTCATCGGGAATCACGAGCCGGTAGAGCGTCCCTGCTGCTCCTGCAACCGTAATCTGCGAAGGATTCGCGTTGCCCTGCGCGTCTGTTGCCCAGCTTGGCGTCGTCGCATCGAGCGCAGCCGAGACATAGTTGCCGTTCACGTCAACGGTAATCATCCAGACCTGGATCGTCAGATTGCCGAGCCGCGTCACTGCGCCCGTTAATTGATCGTCACGACGCGTTGGGCGATTTGGACCGCCTGAATAAAGAATCCCCATATCGTTCTTTGCCGAAGCCGCGTTCTCGCGCTGTCATTGCAGCTTGAATGCTGCTCCTGCGCCTGTCGTTGTAATCTGTACGACTGCAGGTTGAGGGCCGGGCGCTTCGGTGCGCTGCCCGACAGGATTATCGGTTCCCGGCGCAGGCACAAACGGGGCCATTGGCGCGTCACGCGCAAGCGCGACTTTCGCGAATTGCTGCAAGGCGCTGCGCGCATAGAGTTGTGCTTCGATCTCCAAAAGCAGCGACGACGCGCGTTTCATCGACATAATCCGAAAGAACTGAAAAGAATCACTTGCGTAAGCACCCGTCGCCGCAGCAGGCGGCCCGCCGGGCGGCGTGAGCGGTGGCGGCGCAGGTCCGGGATAGGCAAGCGTTCCGCTTTCAGTGAATCGATTGATTCGCCGCGAGAGCACGCGAATCACCTGAAACGGGTGAAGCCCGAAGAGTTTGCCAAGCACTGACCACGTTGTAAATTTGATCGTGAAGTTGTTGGCAATCCCACCGGAATCATTCTCACCAAAATACAAAAGCATCGTTCCCATGCGCGCTGCCTCGGACATATGCGCGATGCCCATTCCGGCGTAGCTTTTCGAGACGACCCGAAAGGATTCGTCGCCCGCCGCGCGTCCGGCAAGCAACTGGGCATTCAGATTCTGCACGAGCAACGGCCGTTCAGTGTCATCATAATTCGTATCATTGAACGTGAACTTGATTTCATTGCAGATGTCAGCATCACTCTGGATCGTGTAGACAAGCGATGACTTGCCATCCTGCCAGACGATGTTCCGCTGCTGTGTTGCGTCAAGATCGTTGTCGAAATCCGCGAATGTGACGCCAGTCCACGCGGGATTTGCACCCATCGGAGCCTCATCTTCACGGAGCGGAAGAACACGCAATTTACCCTGATCCTGAAAGGGCGGCGTAAAGCGTCCCATCATGCAAAAATCGCCAAGCGTCTGCTGAGCCGCGCGACCATCGACAGCACCGTTGAAAGTCGAGCGCGTGATCTGTACTGCCGTGCCTGTCTCATCGTAGCCCGTGACTTTATCGTCGCACCACGCAGCGAGTGTCACCCAATCGTCGAGATTGAGCCGCGCGACGTCGAGGCCGAGGCCGTAACGCTTATGCGTCAAAAGATCGAGCAGACACCACGCGCGATTATCCGTATAGCCGAGCGTCGGCTGAGACGTCGATGTCGCATACATCTTGATGTCTTTCTTGCCAAAGACGCGTGCGCTCGCATCGAGCGTATTTGGATCGAAGTTACGGAAATCCTGCGGCCCGTAATTGACGTTAATGTATGACGTCGCTGAATAATTCAATTGGCCGGGGAAGCCCGCGCCCGGATTCTTCGGGCTTCCATACCACGGCTGCGCTACGGGTTGTCGCCTGATTCCAAATGTTCCGGACCAGTCAACGTGCTGACATGGGATGACTTCGCCATTGATGCGAATCTGCGAGTCCAAAGACGATGAGGGACCGGGGCCGCTAAAGCTATCGACAGTATAATTTTGTTGTGGGCCAATGCCCGCTATCTGACCCTCACAGATGATCCAGAGCGTTTTTAAAAACCCGTTCTGTGGATTCAAGCCGCCCGATTGCGATTCATATGCGAGCAGCGTCAGGTTTTGAACGCGCTGCGTGCCGTAAACGACGCGAATTGGCGTTTTCAGCGCCGTTTCATTCGCTCGAATATTCGCCTGCCAGTTGTTCCACGGTGTGCCGATGACCTCAGCACCTAAGACGACATCGAAGCCGAGATAACTGAGTACGTAGTTCTGTCCGCCTTGGGGTGGCGGCCATTGCGGTGCCTCACCGAGACGCGCAATGCAGTCTTTCGGCGACGAGCGCGGGCAATCCGTGAACGGGACTGTTCCATTCAGATTGCCATAGTTGCCGCCAGTGATATGCCTGTTATATGGACAATCGTTCGCATCAATCGCTGTCTGCGTCGGAAACCACGGGCTGTTTGTCGTCGGATTGATGAGGCCGCCAAAAAGCGCTTGACAACCCGCATAGATGACGCGGCGCGGAACGACGATATTCGGTGACCTGAACCCTGCCGCGCACTTGACACTGAACGAAAAGCCATCCGCTTCTTCAGGCGTGCGCAGATAGCCGTCAAAGATTTCAATCAGCAGATCGACATCCGCGAAATACTGCGTGATAATCACCGGCACGCCCTCGCCACCGTAGCCCCACCAAAGCGCCGTGATGTTCCAGTCAACGTCGTTGAAGACGAGAGTCATCGTGTCATCTGAAAGATCGGATGTGCGCGTGAATTCTGCACGCCATTTCGACGAGTCGAAGCGCGCCTGGATGGGCGAGAGATTGTAAGTTGCGAGTTTCGGAAACGTCTTATCCCATTGCGCGTCTGAATAATGAATCCAGGTCTGCGCGCCGTACCAGCCGACGGAGGCGATTTCAATGCAGTGCGGCGACGGAATTTTCAATAGTGCATTGATCGCCGACTGCGATGGCGGCGATGGGATGATTGGCGGCGGATAAGTCGGAAACGATCGCGACGTCATTTCTCAATCCTGTGCGGCGTTATAACTTGGGCGAACTTGCGTGATATTCAACGTCCAGCCCCAGCACCGCGCACTTTTCGATGATTGGGCAGGCGTGATGCTGAAATCGGTGATCCGGCAAAGATATTTGAAATATTTGGATGCAGGGTCTCCTAAATTGTATGGATCATTTGCGTCCCACGTCGTGCGCTCGACGATGTCGACGAAGACGAACGGCAGTGCATACATTGCATGGCCCGGTTGTGTGTGCCGCTGCCAGAAGCGCTGAATATACGTCAAGCGCGGCTGCATTGCGCCCGCTGGCATCGGAGCATTATTGAGCAGATAGATGAGATTCCCGTTCGCATCCGTCGATGGCGTTACAGGCTGGCCGTAATATGCATCTTCGGCATAAGTACCATCATCCATCATCGGAATAACGAACTCTGGCAGCTGCCAGCGATCCTGTCGCTGTTCTGCCCACGTCAGCGTCCACGAGCGCGTAAACTTCGGATTGCCTGTGACGACTGCCGCATAGTAGCCATCGCCAAACGTCGCAGCGAGTCCGGCGCAATTGAGCGTTCGCTTGATGCCGATTGTGCCCATATCGACGAGAATCTCAGGCCCATGCGCATCAAATGCCCAATCAGTTAGTGCCATCAGCTTCTCCTCCAGACCAACGCGCTCGCGTAACGCGCTCCTCCCATCGGAGCAGCGCAACAACTGCCGCAAGATCGAATTCAACCGCCAGTGCGCTATCCTCAATCTCGATCATCGCGGAGGGCCGTTGAGAGAACTTATGCGCAGCAATCGCAAGCGGCAGAAAGTGCTCAGAAAGAACGAAAGCGCTGCAGATCAGACGCATCGACGCCGATCTGCTCTCCCTGGGCACGTGCATCAGTGCGCGCCTTTTCGAGCTGCGCGGCGGGCGTCTGGCCGCCTGCCATCGCCCATTGGAAGATAAACATCGCATCATCGAGCGGGACGTCGTCGGGCGAAAGTTCATCATCGCTTTCAGGCTGCTCGACGATTTTCGGCGCAACGACCGTAGAAAGAATCGTCTCGCGCATGAATCGAAACAGTTCTTTCAACTGATCAGGCGTCATGCGCCGCTCGGCGGCCTGCATCGGATCGCTTGCTTCAAGCATCGTTTTAACGAGCGATTCAGGCAATCGGCCTCCAGCGATCCACATTTGAAGCGGCGGACGACGGACAAGCACAGTTAGACCAGACGGCAATTCAAGCTCTATTGGCCGTGCGGTGCGATCTTTCCAGTTTTTTGCAGTTGTTATTGACATATTAGCTACTCGGAAGAAGTGAAAGCCCTAAAGAACGTGCAAATGTCGAATCACTCTTGACCGCGCTTTGAACGCCCGAGGCAAAGGCGGTTGGCGTCGTCTGAGCGGCGCGCGTTACAACATCGCCCGGTGACATTGAGCCAAGTTTCGAGTTGAGATTATTGATCGCCTGCGTTTGCGCATTGACTGCCTGCGTGTGCGAGGCGAGGGCCGCGCCAAATGCTTGCTCGGGCGAAAGACCAATTGTTCCCGGCGCGCCACCAACGTTGATTGTTGTCGAGGGCGGTGGCCCCGTTGTGCCGGCTGTGCCCGCTGCACCTCCTTCTGTCGCTGGAGCGACGGCACGGCCGACGAGTGCCGATCCGGCAGCGAGCGACGCCCAGAGTCCTGCTGAGATAAATGCCTGTCCGGCTTGTGCATATTGCTGCGTTGCAAGTAGGTAAAAACCGAGAGCCGTCGCCTTTATAGCTTCGACCGCTGCCTGTTCGGCGATGGTCGCGAGTGTCGCGGCAAGTATCGTCCTCATTACGGCTGGGCCGGTTTTGCCTGTCAAAACCCATTGCTGGAGAACTGCGCCGAGCGCCTTGGCCATATCGTTGAAGGCTTTGACAAGAAGAGCGCCCATCTTGCCGGCAGTTGCGCCGAAGACCTCGGTCGCCTTGGTAGCCTCCTCGAGACCAAGTTCCTTTTTGGTCGCTTCGGCCCAGTCGTCGATAACGCCTTTCACGGCATTTCTAACATTGATCCATGCGGCTTCAAGGTTCGAGACTGCTAAAGCTTGTTCGTGAATCTTGGCGATGATCTGATCTTCCAAAGTGAGAATAGGCTTGCCGGCTTCTTCAGGAAGCACTTCCTCAGGCTTGATGCGCTGTTTGGCGAGATCCTCAGTGAATACTTTGGCTGCAGCTTCGCCCCATTTCTTCGTTTCCTCAACGACCTTCTCGGTATCCTTGATGATCTTGTCAGTCTCATCGAGAATCGTTTTACTGACGTCCTTGAAGTTCTTTTCAAGGTCTTTATTGGCCTTGATCTCCTCCTCATAACGCTTATCGAGCTGGACCTTCCGCTTTTCCTCCAGCGCCTCGAGCGCGTCTTCCTTCTGGTTGGCAAGGAGTTTTGAATCGTTGATCCGCTTCTTTTCAGCCTCGTAAGCTCGATCTTCGAAGTCCTGGAGATCCTTCTGCGCCTTGAGCCGGGTCTCGTAAGCTCGATTAATATTTGAAGTCGCTACGGCGACATACTGCGATGATTCGATCTGGCGATTTCGGAATAGCAGCGCATAGCGTTCTTCGGCTTCGCTGAGAGCGGAGTCTGATCGCTCGATCTC